GGTTGTGTGAAACAGATATCTGATTTTGTATTCTCAAAAGAACAACTAGAAAAGAAAGCAAGTAAGAAAAAAGCTAGTGGTGGTGGTTCAGACTTAGAAGAGTTCATGGCTCTTGAGCAGATAAGAGAGAAAGAAGAAGAACTCAAAAAGATAATGATCTATCTTGGTAGACCCGGACTTTGGCAAGATTGGCAAAGATTCCAAGCAGAGGCTAGAAAGTCTAGACGTTATCAAGAGAAGATGGCAGAGAAACGTAAACAAGAGTTAATGGAATATGTAGGATATGGAATAGCATTTATCTTCATATTATTTTTTGCAGGGATATTAGCATGGCTACTAGCAAAATGGATGGGTAAAATATAATGGCACTTGCAAAATCACAGAGGAGCTTAAAGGCTTGGGGTAAACAAAAGTGGAGAACCAAATCAGGTAAACCTAGTACACAGGGGTCAAAAGCTACTGGTGAACGTTATCTACCTGAAAAAGCGATTAAGGCTTTATCTGCCAGTGAATACGCAGCGTCTTCGGCTGCTAAACGCAAAGCGACTAAGAGAGGTAAACAATTTTCTAAACAACCCAGCAAGGTTGCAAAGAAAACATCAAGATTTCGTAAATTTAGCTAAATTAAAAGAAAACTTAAAACAAGAAAGAATAAGAGAAAAGATAGCAAATGATACAAGCACTAATAGGACCAATAGCAAATCTCGCAGGAACATGGTTTCAAAACAAAATAGAAAAAACAAAGGCAGATGGACAAGCTAAAGTTGCAGAGGCAAAAGCTCGTGCTACTGTTGCAGAGAAAGTCGCAACAGGTCAAGTGGAGTGGGAAGGCAAGATGGCAGATGCTACTGTGGATAGTTGGAAAGACGAGTTCGCTTTAGTAGTCCTGTTAGCTCCTGCGATTTTAGTATTCATCCCCGGTATGAGAGAATATGTAAAAGAAGGCTTTGAGATACTAGCTACATTACCTGATTGGTATCAATATCTATTATACATAGCCATATCTGCATCCTTTGGTATCAAAGGTGTAGGACAAGCAGCAAAGATGTTGAAACGCAAATGAGTTGGAAAGCCTTGACATTTTTAAAGATTTCTGCTATAACCTGTAAGATAGGGAATTATTTTTGGCATTTGCACGTAAAAGAAATACGTAAAAAACAATTAGAGTTAGGACTTAGAAGATGAACATAAATACACTCAGAGAAGAAATTGAAGCAGATGAGGGTGTAAAGTATGAACTGTACTATTGCTCAGAAAATCATTTGACCGGGGGTATTGGGCATCTTATCACAGAGTGGGATGTAGATTACTATGGTAAACCTGTAGGATATGCCATACCTGAACAACAAGTACAGGATTGGTTTTTAAATGATGTACAAGTTGCCATACAAGACTGTCAAACTATATTTAGTTCTTTTGATAAACTACCTGATGAAATACAACACGTACTAATAAATATGTCATTCCAACTTGGCAAACCTCGCTTATCTAAATTTAAGAAGATGATAGCTGCAGTAGAAGCAGAGGACTATCAAGAAATGGCAAATCAAATGGAAGACTCACGTTGGTACAAACAAACAACTAACAGAGCACAACGTCTTATAGACAGAGTTATAACACAAGGAATACCACATTGAGTAGAGAACTAACAGATAGACAAAAGAAATTTTTAGAAGTTCTGTTTGATCAAGCGAATGGTGATGTTGTACAGGCTAAAGTGTTAGCAGGATATTCAGAGAACTCATCTACCACAGATATTGTAAACTCCCTTAAAAAAGAAATCATGGAAGTGACAGAATCTTTTATGGCACGTAATGCACCGAAGGCAGCAGTGGCTATGGTTAGTGGTGTGGATGATCCTACACAACTTGGTATTAGAGATAAACTTGCAGCATCAAAAGAATTACTTGACAGGGTTGGTTTAATTAAAACTGAAAAGGTGCAGGTAGAGGCATCAGGTGGAGTGATGTTACTACCACCTAAAAAAAATAATTGACAATTTAAAAAGAACGTGATACAATGAATAGAAGTTTAGGGAAGTGGAAGTTACCACAACCAACAGACTTAAAAGATGAAACTCAAACAGAGTGGATACAAATCCCAAGAATAGCTAGGATAATTCCCTTTGGTTATAGGACAAACAAAGATGATATGGATTTACTTGATCCAATACCATACGAACTAGAGGCATTAGAATTAGCTAGAAAATATGTTAATCAATATTCATATAGGCAAGTTGCTAATTGGTTGACAAAGAAAACAGGAAGGGATATATCACACGTAGGTTTGAGAAAAAGATTGATGCATGAACAACAACGTAAGAACCAAGCTAGAACTCTTAGAAAATGGTCCGAGTATGCCGAGAAAGCAATCCAAAAAGCGAAAAGCATACAAGAAGAAAGAACAGGAGCAAGAGCCTAAAGTAAATATCGTAGAGGATGACATAGAGACTATACCTGTCGCAGAACAGAATATAGTTTTCCAACCAAACAAAGGTCCTCAAACAGAGTTTTTAGCAGCAGACGAAAGAGAAGTTCTTTATGGTGGAAGTGCAGGTGGTGGTAAATCATTTGCAATGTTAGCAGACCCACTACGTTATATGGGTCATCCATCGTTTAGTGGACTACTACTTAGACATACAACTGAAGAATTACGAGAGTTAATATGGAAATCTCAAGAGTTATATCCTAGAATTTGGAAGGGTATAAAGTGGTCAGAGAGAAAGATGCAGTGGGTAGCACCATCAGGTGCAAGACTGTGGATGTCATATCTAGATCGTGAAGAAGATGTTCTTAGATATCAAGGTTTGGCATTTAGTTGGATAGGTTTTGATGAGTTAACACAATGGGCAAAACCTTTTGCGTGGAACTATATGAGATCAAGGTTACGCTCTACTGCTCCTGACTTACCTGTCTACATGAGGGCAACTACAAACCCCGGAGGTCCGGGTCATCAGTGGGTTAAGAAAATGTTTATTGACCCTGCACCTTATGGACAATCTTTTGATGCTACTAACATTGAAACAGGAGAAGTATTAAAGTATCCATCAGGACATCCTAAAGCAGGACAGTCTTTATTTAAAAGAAGATTTATACCTGCTAGACTTGTGGACAATCCTTACCTGTCAGAAACAGGTGACTACGAGGCAATGCTTTTATCTTTGCCTGAACAACAAAAGAAGCAACTACTTGAGGGTGATTGGGATATCAAAGAAGGTGCAGCCTTTACTGAATTTAATCGTGATATACACGTTGTTGAACCTTTTAGTATTCCATCTAATTGGGTAAAGTTTAGAGCTTGTGACTATGGTTATGGTTCGTATAGTGCAGTTCTTTGGTTTGCAGTTTCACCTGCAGAGCAACTTATAGTATACAGAGAGTTATACGTTTCAAAAGTGTTAGCCTCTGATTTGGCAGATCAAGTATTAGAGTTAGAATCAGGTGATGGAAATATTAAGTATGGGGTTTTGGATAGCTCTCTTTGGCATAAACGTGGTGATACTGGTCCTTCTTTGGCAGAACAGATGATACAAAAAGGATGTCGTTGGAGACCATCTGATAGAAGTAAAGGTAGTCGTGTATCAGGTAAGAATGAATTACACAGACGTTTGCAAGTGGATGAATATACAGAAGAACCTAGAATAGTATTTTTTAATACCTGTATAAATTCTATATCACAAATACCTGCAATACCTCTTGACAAAAGAAATCCAGAGGATGTAGATACAAGATCAGAGGATCACATTTATGATGCATTGCGATATGGAATTATGTCAAGACCTAGATTTAGTATATTTGACTACGACCCTATAGGCAGACCAAAAGCTAGTATGCCTGTAGCTGACTCAACATTTGGATATTAATATGGCAGAAGAAGAATTAAACATAGAAGAAGAAGCTATAGCATTAGAAGATTCTAGTGATGCAGAACTTACCGACTATGGTGTAGATAACTTAGTTGATCATGTTATGGCTCAGTTTAAAAAATCTGAAGACTATAGATATGAAGATGAACTTAGATGGACTAGAGCCTATAGAAACTACAGAGGTTTGTATGGTCCTGATGTACAATTTACAGAAGCAGAGAAGTCTAGAGTATTTGTTAAGGTAACTAAGACAAAAACTTTAGCAGCTTATGGACAGATAGTTGATGTCCTATTTGCAGGTGGTAAGTTTCCTATAAGTATAGAACCCACTGAATTACCTGAAGGAGTTGCAAAAGATGTTTCGTTTGATCCCCAAGAACCTGAAGAACTTCGTGGAGAATCTGAAGTGGTTTCCCCTTATGGTTTCCCCGGAGATGGTATGGATTTACCTAAAGGAGCTACCGAAAAAAGTTTACTTGATCGTCTTGGACCTTTACAAAAGGACTTGCAAGAGGTTGAGAATCTTAAAGAAGAAGTTGGTAAAACTCCGACAGCGATAACATTTAGTCCTGCTATGATAGCAGCTAAATCTATGGAAAAAAAGATTGTAGATCAACTACAAGAGTCAAATGCAAATAAACATTTAAGACATACTGCATTTGAGATGGCTTTATTTGGCACAGGGATTATGAAAGGTCCTTTTGCTATGGATAAAGAATATCCTAATTGGGATGAAACAGGTGAGTACAATCCTGTATTTAAAACTGTACCACAAGTATCACACGTATCTGTTTGGGATTTTTATCCTGATCCTGATTCTACCAATATGGATCAGGCACAATATGTGATACAAAGACATAAGATGTCTAGAAGTGAACTAAGGGCATTAAAGAAGAGACCATACTTTAGAGCAGAAGTTATTGAACAAGCTATAGATGGTGGTGAAAACTATGTTAAGAAATATTGGGAAGATGATCTAACAGATTATAATCAAGAAAACTATGTTAATAGATTTGAAGTTCTTGAATATTGGGGTATGATAGATACAGATATGTTAGCAGACCAAGAGGTAGACATACCTAAAGAGTTGACAGACTTTCCTGAACTACAAGTGAATATATGGGTATGTAATAAAAAATTAATTAGAGTTGTACTAAATCCATTTAAACCTGCAGTCATTCCATACATGGCAGCACCATATGAATTAAATCCATATTCATTCTTTGGTATAGGTTTAGCAGAAAATATGGATGACACACAAACTTTGATGAATGGTTTCATGAGAATGGCAGTAGATAATGCAGTATTATCAGGAAACTTACTCATAGAAGTAGATGAAACAAACTTAGTACCGGGTCAAGATTTATCTGTGTATCCGGGTAAAATATTTAGAAGACAAGGTGGAGCACCGGGTCAAACAATTTTTGGTACAAAGTTTCCAAATGTATCTAGTGAGAATATGCAGTTGTTTGACAAAGCAAGAGTATTAGCAGATGAGAGTACAGGCTTTCCGTCTTTTGCACATGGACAGACAGGTGTGCAGGGCATAGGTAGAACTGCATCAGGTATATCTATGCTCATGAACGCAGCAGCAGGAAGTATAAAAACTGTAATAAAAAATATAGATGATTACTTACTTACACCATTAGGTCAGGGATTATTTAGATTTAATATGCAGTTTGATTTTGATCCTGAAATAAAAGGTGACTTAGAAGTAAAAGCTAGAGGAACAGAAAGTTTAATGGCAAACGAAGTTAGATCACAAAGACTTATGCAGTTCCTTGGTGTAGCATCTAATCCTGCACTAGCACCTTTTGCAAAGTTTGATTATATAATTAGAGAGATAGCTAAGTCTATGGAACTTGATCCTAACAAAGTTACAAATGACATGAGACAAGCATCAATACAAGCAGAGTTGTTGAAACAGTTTAGAGGAGATCAACCTGAACAACCACAACAACCACCTGCAGGTGTAGACCCCAATGACCCAACAGGAGCAGGTGGTGGAACGATAGGCACAGGACAAGCACCAGTTCCGGGAGAGCAAGGATTTACAGGAGTACCTAGAGGTGGACAAGGACAAGAAGCAAACGTTGAGCAAACTCAAAACGTTGGTGAACAACCCCCAACTGATCAACAACTTCAATAATTATATTGATATATTAGTACAAGAGCAATATAAAACTATGGAACAAAGTCAAGACACTATCACATTGTATAGAGCACAAGGTTCTATATCTGTATTAAAAAGACTTAAATTATTAAGGGATGAAGTAAATGTCTGAAGAATTTAAAATTATGGGATTTAGAGAACTAGAAAAGTTTTATGAAGAAAATGGTTATTATGCAGACCAAGACCCTAGAAATGCCATGAATTTTTTTGACACAGATACACCTGAAAGACGTGCAGAAAGAATAAATAAAGAGTTAGAAGAAAGAAAAGTGATAGATGTAAAAGAAGATACAGGTGGTTTATTAGATGCATTGCCTATGTCTAAAGAAGAAGGTATGAAAAGAAGAAAAGAAATAAAAGACGAAGACATAAATAAGGCAATAGAAAAAGGAACTATGACACGAGCTGCTAAAGGTGGTTCAATGTCTAAACAAATGGAACTGTTTGAAGAAGGTGGATTAAAAGATGAGGGTGGTACAGTTGATCCTGTATCAGGTAATGAAGTTCCTCCGGGTTCTACACAAGAAGAAGTCAGAGATGATATACCTGCACAACTAAGTGAGGGGGAGTTTGTATTCCCTGCAGATGTAGTTAGATATCTTGGACTAGAGTTTTTGATGAACCTTAGACAACGAGCAAAAGCAGGTTTAAAAAAGATGGAAGAGATGGGTCAGATGGGTAATTCAGATGAGGCTACACTACCTGATGATATTCCATTTACAGTAGATGACTTAGAGATGGCAGAAGGTGGTGTTGTAGAGGCACAAGCAGGAACATATGTTGCACCTAGTATACCCATATTTAGACAAGGCACAGACCAAAATATGTTACAACAAAATCAAATGACACAAACAGATCAGATGGAACAATTAAAACAAGGTCCGGGTGTAAGAACAGTTGGTATGGCACAGCCATTTAGAGCTACATCAGAAGCATATGCTCCTGTTAGTTATCAACAATTTTTAGGACCTTCTGCAGGTGGAGCACCTGAAACGGAAACACAAATATATAAACACCCTGATGGTAGAATAAGAAACATCGTAATTGTTAAAGCTACAGGATTACCTTTAATACCGGGATCAATAGATAAAGCAAAAGCAGATGGATTTGAGTTTCAAGCTCAACCATTAAAAGATGAGTTAAAAGTAGAACCTGTAAAACAAACATCTAAAGTAAAACCTGTATCAGGAGATGGTGGAGATGACCAAGGATCTACAACAAGTGCAGTAGACCCTGCAGGAGACCCACTAAGTTACAGTTCATTAACTAATTTAGATGACCTAGATAAAAACTTAGCTAACATTGGAAGAATGCAACTTGGTTTATTAAGTCCTGATATTTATAGTTTGGGTAAAAATGTAGCTACTAGTGCTATGGGCAAAGGTAACATTAACAATATTTCTTTAGGTGCAATAACAGGCTATTATACATCAACAAAAAATGACATGGGTAGAAAAGGTGTAAATGTTAATACCCTAAGTCCTACAGAAAGAATGGAACTAAATAATTCTATAAACGCAGCAAAAGCAACAGTGGTTGAGGTTAGTTTAGATGACCAAGGAAATGCCCTCAGTCAAGATGATATTATTAGTAACATAAATACTCTTGCATCAGTATATGGTTTAGACAAAACTAGTAAGGCACAGCTTTCAAAAGAACTAGGTAGAAATTTTAATTTAGATGTACAACTAGGAAAGAAACTAGCCGAGATAATAAGAGAAAGAGAAAAGAACATAAAAGAAAGAGGTTTTGAAACAGGAACTACACCTTCAACATCAATGGGTCTAGACAGTTTAGGCATGGGTCAACAACAAGGTATACAAGATGCTATAGAAAGTGGTAAAGGCTCACTAGACACATCAGGTATTGATACTTCAGGTATTTCTTCTGGTATTAGTGATGATTCTTTTAGTGATGACCAAGGACAAACTTCAGGAGAGGGAGTTGGTGAGTCAGGTCCTTCAGGACAAGGAGACCCATCAGGATTTGGTGGAACATATAAAGGTTCTTTAATAACACGTAAGAAACCTAAACCTAAGAAGATGAAGCGAGGTGGATTAGCTTCTAAAAAATAATTCACATATGTACTAGCTACTTATCCCCCAACGATATGGCTACGATAACCCTAGGA